ATCACCTTTTGGAAGAAATTTAAAAAATCCATCTTCCATCATCATCTTTATTAGATTTCTGTGTCCTCTACCATCAGGGTCTAATGTTTCCTTATAATAAAGTTCAACCATCTCTTTTCCTTCATCGTCAATTAATGGTTCTGATAAATCTACAATCTTTTTATTGATTTCAAAGAATTCATCACCATATATTCCTGTCTTTGTTTTTCCAGTTAAAAGGTTTTTAATGGTGTTGTTTTCTTTATCTTCTTTCAAAAGGTTTTCGGCCTTGGTTAAAATATCGTCAATTGTTACGTCTTGTTCAAGTAGTTCGGGAAAAAACTTGAATAAAGTTTTATCACCCAAATAATAAATCCCATCAATATTATCTGATTTATCACCACATAATACCTTGTATGTCAAAATATTATTATGTGGAATTGAATGTTCTTTTAATTTAATCTTATCCCCATTTCTATACATTTGTTTTGCGGATGGTGAATAAATTGATACATTTGGGGAAATAAGTTGTGTTAAATCCTTATCAGATGAGAATATTGTAATTGATTCATCTTTAGCAATTTGACAATAATAAGCAATTAAATCATCAGCTTCATTATTATCTATGTTAACTTGTCTAATAAACATTTCTTCCAAATATTGTTTAACCCTTTCCTTTTGATATGAAAAGGATTCTTCTTTGAATACATTGGAATCAACCACCCTATTTTCTTTGTATTGGGGATATATAATTTTTCTTTTACTTGAATTACCTGCACCATCCCAAAAAGCAATTACTTTATCAAAATTGTATTCCTCAATAAATCTTTTAGTTGTGTTAAGGAAATGCCAAATACCCCCAATATGATTATTATTGTGGTAATATTCTTTAACCCCATAGAAGCCAATCTTCATTAGGTTGTTCCCATCGATTAATAATGTCTTTGTCATTAATTTTTTTTAAGGGTTAACAAAATTGTTTTCTTCTTTTTTGAATTCAGATGTAATGTATTCACCCAAAAATTCTGTAAATATTGCTTCCATTACTGGAACACATATGGAGTTACCAGCTAACGCAATGTGATTGTTTGTTGTTAGACTTGTTGATAATAATTTATCAATATCTTCTTCTCTAACACCCATAAATCTATATGCTTCTCTACCAGTAATTGTTCTTATTCTACCATCCTCAGTCATAATTTGTGGTGAACCAGTTGTCGTTAAACAAGGGGAACATCCCTCAATAGAATAGATACGTCTTGCTTGGTCATACTTTACATCGTTTCTACGTCCTACAAGTCTACACACACTATTCTTTTTAGGTTCGTTGGGTGTTATGTCACATTGAATGAATAAGTCTTCCATAATGTCATTTTCAATGAATGGTCTCATTGGTACTCTATCTTTTCTATGTTTCTCAACTCCGTTCATTATTGATTCAACTTCTTCATTTGATATCCCATATACTGACATCATAAAGACTCTCTCCCTATTTTGGGGACAACCATAGTCAGCACCATTTAAAACCCTCCAAGAACATCCATATCCCAATTCATTTAAGAATGATATATGTAATTTAAAGTTTTCAATATGATTGTGAGACACCAAGTTTTTAACATTTTCCATCAATAGATACTTTGGTTGGTTCTTTGTTAAAATCCTCTCAACTTCATATAATAAACCACTCCTTGTTCCTTTTTGAATACCTTTTTGAACTCCTGATATTGATATATCTTGACAAGGGAATGAGTAAGTCATTAGGGCACATTGGGGGTAATTGTCCTCGTTTACCTTCGAAATGTCCCCCAAGTTACCCAATGTTGTTGTATGTAATGAATCGTAAGCAATGTTTGCGGTTTTAAGGATGTCACAATTTGCAACATTCTCAAAATCAACACCAATGTATTTTAGCGCCAATTCTTGTGTCCCATAACCCGAAAATAGTGATATAACTTTTAATTTATTCATATTGTAGTAGTGTTAATCGTCAAAACCATTCTCATGAAGAAAGTCATTGAATATGCCATATAATGTAGTAAATGACTTCATTAGTGTTTCGTAATCACTATTACTAATATTTGTCCTTATCGCATCGATGTTAGACCTTACAAGGTATGCTTGTTTAGCAATATCATCTCTACTAGTAGGACTAACATCGGATATTTGTGATTTTTTTAATTTATTCATATTTTTTTAATCTTCGTAAGAAATATCATTTATTTCAGAAATACTTTCATCCAATGTAATTTCACCCGTACCACTTAAAATCGCGTTCCAATATTGTGAATATTCTTTTTTATATTTTTCCAAGGCTTCTTTAGTATCCGAGATATATCCTTGAGGTACTGCAATTATTTTACCATCATTATAACCAAGTCCATTTACGTGATTCTTTATAATTGATATTTTTGTTCTAATCGCGTATCGAATAGTTCTACCACTTTTTGTTGCGGTAATGTGATTAATACCAGCCTTTTTTTGATTACCAAATAAGAAAACTAAAGATGATGCTAACCATAACGCCTCACCACCTTTTGCTTTAATTTCTGGTTGTCCAAAAGGATTATCAGGTAAATCAACCCAAGGTTGGTTAACTACTACCATAGTATTGTAATAAGGATAATCTTCTTTTTTTGATTTGGCAATCCTTGAGTGAATACCCATACCAATTTTATCGGCTAAAGCTGATGCGTTGTGCATTTTACCACCTTTACCTTCAAAAGTCATTTTACAAGGAATTGAGCCCACAGAGTCCCATAGGAATAATAAATTATATGGTAGTTCTCCTTTTTCTTGAGCATCTATTAAATCATTAACGTAATCAGTAGCTTGTTCAATATAATCAAAACTATCATTAAAAATAAAATCACCATCCCATTCACCTTCATCGTTTTGTACTGCGTTTAATCCTAATTCAACTGCGTGACTCCAACTCCATTTCTTTTCAGTGATTATAAAAACGGGTAAATGTCCTTTTTTTTGTGCATCAACTCCACTAAGAATCATTGCAGTGGTTTTACTACTATTTGAGTGCCCCAAAAACATATTAATCCCTCCCATAATAGGGCCTGGTAACCCACAAGCTTCCATAAAAGCATCACCACAATTGTAGTAACTTTCTGGTTTATATTTTGTTTTAGTTGAAAACTTGGATTTAATTGAATCCAAACTTATCTCTTTTTTCTTAATTGCCATCGTTTAGATTGTATTTTACAAATTCTGTTAATGTTTCCAATTTATCTTTTGCGTTAGCCAATTGTTCTACAAACTTGTCCATTTCTTCCAAATGTTGTGGATGTTCTCCAATAGCAACAGGATTAGAAAAATAGATTAACAAGGTCGCTTCAGCCTCTGCAATCTCACTCTCATACTTAAGAGTAAGTGCATCAATCATTTTCTTTTGAATTTTCATTTAATTGTTTTAAAAAAGAACCCCACCTTCAACAATGGGGTTCATGTTAGATAATAATTTTAGAAAGGTAAATCACCATCAGCATCAAAGTCAGCCTGTGGGTCTTCATAAGATTTTTTACCACCAAAGGATACTTCACCAACCTCAGAGTTACCATAAACATAACCGCCTTTTTCACTATCCCATTTTGGTGTTTCACCTCTCGCAATAGATTCTAGATATTCAACAGGTTTTTTAGAATACACATCAGCCCAACCTAATTCATCATTCACCCAACTATCAGCAGTTGATTTGTCTGTGTGAATTGGTGCTGGGTCATCATACATAATTGTTTGTATAACTGTGTATGTAGCACCTTTTGGTGTTTTGGCTTTGGTCATTTCAAGGATAATGTCTCTACCTTTTTCAGGGTCAGTTACATCACCTTTTGCACGGAAGATAGGAATTAGTTTGTCTAATATACCTTCGTTTTTATAGTTGTGTTTAAATCTCCAAAATTTTACACCATCTTGCTCGTTGTCACGATCAATTAATTTAACGATGTAAAATTTACGAGGTTTATATTGTTTGGCAAGTTCTTTGTCAGCATCTTTACCAGTTGCCATTAATTCTTCATACACTTCAGAAAGTGGTGAACGTTCATTGTCGTTCTTTCCTGGGTCATAAAACTTTTGCCATTTACCATCAACTTGGATTTCGTGAAACCACACTTCTTTAAAAGGGGAAGTTCCATCATTTGTTGGTAAAATTCTTAGTCTTTTTTGTCCTTGTTTTTCATTGTCTTTAAGAAGAGCTGCGAAGTATTTCTTCATTCTCTCATCTTGAGACATTTTGTTAGTGTTTGTACTTGATTTTTGTGATTGCTCGTACTGAGCCAAAATCGCATCTAAGGGATTTGTCGCCATGTTTTAAAAATTTTTTGATTAGAAAATATTATACACAATAATAAGTGTCAGCCGTGAGTTTGTCAAATGATAAATTAGTAAATTTTTTGGAATCCTGAGTTATTAAATCTGTCAGGGTCTTCAATGTCATCAAAATCTCTAAAACTTTTTTTGATGTCGGGTTGAGAATAGTTTTGAACATCGTCTGGTCTTATAATATATTGTTCTCTACCCATATCTTCAAATTCATCTTCTTTTTCTTGGAAAAATTGACTTAATTTTTGATTGAATGGACCTGAATCTAAACTTCTCAACTCCATTTTTTCTTCTGGAGTTTTAACTCTATATTTTTCAATTTTAGATTCAATTGAATTTAATTTATCAATAATTTGATCCATATTAGATAATTTGCTCTCTAGGTCATCCAAGTGTTGGAAAAGGTTTTCAAAATAAGTTTCTTGTTTTTCTTCAACCGATTTTTGTCCTTTAACCAGGTCAGTGACTTTGATTTTCTTTTCTTTAGTTTCGTCTTCTATTTTCTCAACCTCTGGGTCTTCGCCAACATTTATTGGTTCAGCTGGAGGTAATGGAGCTCCCGCACCGCCAGGAGGGGGTGGTACATCACCAGGAGGAGGTGGAGGAGCACCAGCACCAGGAGGAGGAGGTGGAACGTCACCAGGAGGAGGTGGTGGTGGTACGTCTTGTTCATTAATATAATTATTTATATCTTTATACCTTCTGATTTCATTTAAAATTTTGACATCAATTCTCATTTTAATTATCCGTTTAATAATTGTTTTATTCCGTTAGTTGTTTCAACTTGGATTTTTTTGTTTGTCTTAATTGTGTTATCAACTCTTTCAATCAAACCATCTTTCATTCTAACGACATAACATTCGCCAGTTTGTATGTCACAAACTTGTTTTGTACCATCTCCTAAGTCTTTCTCAGTTGTTTGGGTTTTTCTACCTAAGTAGTTTTCTAATATAGTTTTTACGCTCATAGTTATATTTTTATTATAAATATCTTATAGATAATAAAAATTATCTTAAAACAGAAATATATACATCTATTGATGTTTTTAC